CGCAAAGCAATGCTCGGGATGGCAACTTGGCCAGCCATTTGCAAGCCTTGGCTGCGAGCTTCACGAGCGGCTTCTTGCGCCCACTCGGCTTCAGCGCCTTCCAAGTTCCGGCCGTTGGCGACTTGCGCAACTGCACGAGACAAAGAGAAAGCACCGTGCACGCGCTCTGCTTCGCGCTGCTCGCTCGTAGAGGGTGAGTGGCCAGAGATGCTACGTGCAACCATTGCCTGCTCGCGCTCTTTGTGCTTGATTTTGACGTCGAGGTCAGAAATCAGGTTATCCAACTTGTCGCAGCGCTCTTGCTCTGCTTCAGTCATCGTGCGGCCTTCGCTGTCTGCTTTTTGGCCGATGGCAACAAACTCCTCGTAGTGTGCGGAGCGTTGGCCTTTGAGGTCATTCAAAGTCATGGGATTCGGGTTTGATGGTGCCAAGTTACGAACTTCCTGAACTTCGATTTGTTGTTCCGGTTTCGCTTCCTCGGCGGGTTGGGTATGGTCTTCGGTCACTTCCTCTGCTGCTGCTTGCGCCATGTTGCGGGCGCTTACAGTCGTCGTTGGATATGCCGGGTAGGTAACAGGTGAAACGTCGAGCAGCCGCGCCACCTTGTCGATGGTACGCGTGCTGCGGTCTTCGCTCCACGTTTGCTCTGCGATGGTGAACGCAAAGCTGCTCTGCGTGATGTCGCCACGCTTGATGAGCTTGTACAAATCGCGGCCGTCCTGGGTGTCGGCAAGCGCCGCCCGGTACCGCAGCCCGTTGTCGTCAACAGTCAGCTCCAAGGTGCCGTTGGTCGTCCGAGCCATGGGTGCACCGGCATGGTTCAACAGCAAGCGCACATCGTTTTCAAGCACCTCGTCAAAGGCTCCGCGTGCGATGTTTTCTTGGAAATAACCCAGGTCTGTGGTTTGCTCGAAGTTGGCTGCGTAGCCCTCGATGACAAGCGAGTCGTCACCGGCTGCACGCACTTCGGCGGTGCGCAGCTCGACGTTCTCGCCGTACTGCGCCCGAATTTCTTGTTCAAATTGTTCCTGCTCCTTCATTGCTTGAGATTTTATCCGAGTAGTCGCCGATGCGGTCAAGCGCAAGCTGATTCACTTGCACCAGGTGCACGTCGCCTCCTTCGGTTGGGTTCAGGTCCTCCTTTTCGCGGACCTCGTTGATATTGAGCACGCCGTTTTGCAGCATCTTGGTGTAGAAATCCGCACGGGCTTGCATGTCGCCGCGGAATAGGTCGTTCAGGTTGAACTTGCTGTACACTTCCGGGCGCTCCCGCAGCTGGATGAGCTTGCGGTCAATTTCCTGTTCGATGCGCTTGGCCCATGGCGTGATGGTGTGCCGGGCGAACATCAGGTTTTGCTGCTCGACGTTGTTGTACGTGGTCTGCGATTCGAGCTGCACCAAGGCAGGCGGCACGCTGAAAATGCGGCAAATTTCCTCCGCTTGGAACTTGCGGGTCTCAATGAACTGCGCCTCGTCCGGGCTGATGCTGATGCGCGAGTATTTAAATCCGAACGGCAGCAGCTTGGTGCCTCCGGAGGTGTTGGCCTTGTTCCAGGTGTGCTGGATGATGTCCATTTGCTCCTTCTTCAGCGGCTGATCACTGCTGAGGATGCCGGTCATTTGGCCACCTGAACCGAAGTACTCGCTGCCAAACTCCTGCGCCGATTTGGCCAACCCAAGGTTTTCGCGGTGGATGGCAATAGGCGATTTGCGGCCAAGGTTGGCAATTTCGAGCATGTTCTCCGGCATCACCACGCCGTAGTCACGCACCGCAAAGACCCGCTCGCCGTTGACGCGCTTGACGTCGACGTCGTAATGGCTTACGATGTGCATGGCCGTTGCGTAGCCCCGGTTATCGCGCTCGATGACTGCGTAACCGATGCCATTGAGCACTGCGTGGCTGATGATGGTTTCCCAAAACTCGTATGCGGTCTGGTACTCGTTCGGCGTGTACTTCACCAGCTCGTATGCCGGGTGTGCATTGGCTGCCATCACGTTGCGCCCGTCGCGTACATGCACCTCCAAGCCAAGCGAGGCAACTGTGCTCGCGATTTTGTTGGTGCAAGCGTAGACGGTGCTGATGGACATAGCCGTCGTCTCGTTGATATTGGCACCGCTGACCGTGTGGCCGTAAATGCCCATTTCGCTCGGCAATGCGTTGGCGTCGTACTTGCCCACGCGGAAACGGAGCAAGCTGTTCAATCGGTCGCGTAGTGTAGCCATTGTGCGCAAGTTACGAAGTTGAAACTTTTGGGTTCTGCGTTATCTTTGGCCCGTTCATGTTTTTCTAATGAGAGCCGGACCAATAGCAGCGGGGCCGGCTCTCGCCGTTTATAGGCTTATGATCTCGAAGAAATCGCCGCCGCTTTGCGTGCTGAAATGCGCGTATTCGTTCATGGCGATGATGCTGGCAATGACGCCGTCCACCTTTTTCGCCTCGTTTCGCTCCTTGGTGACGCGCTTGTTCTCGTTCACATCGGTGTAAACTACCGCGCAGCCCATCTGCCACCGCAGCACCTCGTTGCCGCCGTGCACAATGTTGCCTTTCATCATTTGCATCTCGAATTCCTTGGTCGGGCCGTTCATCGTGGTGATGTTTTGGGCCATTGGGCGCATTTCGATGTCTGCTTCAGTCAGCTCTGACACCAGGTAGGTGCTAAATCGTGGATCATAGCCAATGCTGCGCACGTCGTACTTGGCGCACATTCCGACGATGTGGTCACGAACGTACCGGAAATCGGTCACGTTGCCTGGTGTGATGGTGATATGACCGTCTTTTGCCCACCGCATATAGTCGATTCCGGCACTTAGGCGCTTGGATTCGGCCTTTTCTTGGTTGACGAACTGATGCACGATGAGGTAAAAGCAGTCGTGTTCGTCGTCGCGAAATAGCAGCGCAAACGCGGTCAAATCCTGCGTGCTGGCGATGTCAAGGCCGCCAAAAGCGGGTAAATCGGGCAGACGGTCCCACGGAATCGGGTCTGCGCCGCGCATGAAAATGTCGTCAGGAATCCACGCATGCTCCGCGCTCGTCCATATGTTCAGGTTCAGCCGCAGGAACGTGTTCAAGTAGCTTGGTATCGTCTCGGCTTTCTTCGATTCTTGCTCAAAATAGGCCTTTTTGCAGATGGAGCCGTAGCCCGGATTGGCTTTTTGCCACGTTTCCTCCGCTCGCCAGTCGTCCGTCTCGGCGGCTGCGTAAAGCACCGGCAGGAACGTGTCGTCGATGATTGTGCCCTCTTTTACCTGCCGTGCGTACTCGTGGACCTCAAAACAGATGCTGTTGCGGTCGTGGCCGGCAGTCGTGAGCGCTATGATAAGCGGTTGTGACCGTGCTCCGGTGGAAGTGACCAGTACGTCCCACAGGTCTCGGTTGGGCTGTGTGTGCAGCTCGTCGAATATGACTGCGTGGCAGTTGAAGCCATGCTTGGTTGATGCTTCAGCACTGATGGACTTGTAGAAACTTGACTTGTAGTGGATGGATGACCGTAGCACCTTGCCTCGCTCCCGCAGGTGCTTGTTGTTGTGTACCATCTCCTGGGCGATGCTGAACACGATGTTCGCTTGCGCCCGATCACCGGCCGCCGAAATGACTTCTGCACCAGGCTCGCCATCAGCAAATAGCATGTAGAGAGCAATAGCAGCAGACAGGTTGGATTTCCCGTTTTTCCGAGGAATCTCCACATAACACGTCCGGTATTTGCGGCGACCGTCGGGCTTTTTCCATCCAAAAAGTGGGCGGATGATGTCGTCCTTTTGCCAGGCTTCGAGAAGAAACGGTTTGCCGCCGAGGTCGCCTTTGACGTGAGTACAGAAGCGCTCGATGAAATCAACTGCGCGATCTGCCGCCGCCTCGTCGAACCAGTACGCGTCATCCGAAGTAGGCTTCGACATCTTCCTCGCTTTCGTTAGCACTGCCCAGCTTCATTTCCAACCGAGCCACCAACGCCTGCTTCCGCATCCGCGCCTCTTTGAGCTGCTGCCATTCCGGACGGGCGCGTGAGTACACATCACCGCTTTTGCCGGTGACCTGGTAGCAGGTGCCGTGCTCGTTGCAAAAGGCTTGGAGCTGCTCCTCCTCCACTTCGACGCATGCCAGCGTGCGGATAAGCGAGGTCATGCCGGGCGTGAGGTCGATGACGCGGCCGTACGACTGCTCAAGCTCCGTGAATCGTGTGATTTGCTCTGCATTCATAGCCTGCAAGTTAGCACCAATCGTCTCATGTCCGGGAACCCTTTTACTTTGAAGTCCGTTGATATTGATGCGGAG